GTCAAAGACACCTTTGACTTTGACTACCTGGTCCCTTGTATCGTCGATGAAATTCTGCCAGGCGATACCGTTAACCTCAACGTGAACACGTTTGGTCGTTTGGCGACTCAACTTGTTCCCATTATGGACAACATGTATATCGACTTCTTCTTTTTCTTTGTCCCTAATCGCCTTCTTTGGGAAAACTGGGAAAAATTTCAAGGTGCCCAGGATAACCCTGGCGATTCTACTGACTTCCTGATTCCAACAACACCGGCTCCTAGCTCCACGGGTTTCAATGTTGGCTCGCTCTATGACAAATTTGGAATTCCCACAGGTGTTGATGGTTTCGAGATCAACAATCTTCCTGCGAGGGCTTATAATTTGATTTATAACGAATGGTTTCGCGATCAGAATCTTCAAGATCGAGTCGTTGTCGATAAAGACAACGGTCCTGATGACCCCGATGATTACGTACTTTTGAAACGTTGTAAAAAGCATGACTACTTCACGAGCGGCTTGCCGACTCCACAAAAAGGTCCTGCTGTTGAGCTACCTCTGGGAACCTCTGCTCCCATCACCGGGCTTGCCAAAGGCAACCAGACCTATACCGCGAATTGGGATGGATATCAGACCGATGGCTCTGGCGTTGTGAATTACGCTTCTGCTGCGCCTTTCGATGGCACTACTGGCAACAATCAATGGCACGGCCAAGAGGACCCGAATAACCCAGGTTTTCCTAATATCCGGGCCGACCTTACCAACGCGACTGCTGCGACCATCAACCAACTTCGCCAGGCCTTCGCCATTCAGTCCATTTACGAATTGGATATGCGAGGCGGCACCCGCTATGTTGAAGCGCTCCAGAGCCGTTTTAACGTCACCAGCCCTGATTTCCGGTTGCAACGTCCGGAATACCTTGGTGGTGGTCAATCGAAGATCAACAGCCACCCGGTCGCACAGACTAGCCCTACCGCGGGTTCTAATGCCCAAGGTCAACTCGCCGCTTACGCCACTACCACTGCTGGAAACATTGGATTTTCTAAATCTTTCGTTGAGCACGGTTATATCATTGGCCTTATGTGCGCACGGGCCGACATCACTTACCAACAAGGTCTCAACCGCATGTGGTCTAGGCAGACCCGTTTCGATTTCTTTGAACCGAAACTTCAACAGCTCGGCGAACAGGCCGTGCTTAAGCAAGAAATCATGGTCACGGGTACTTCGACCGACACTGAGGTCTTGAATTACCAAGAACGGTTTGCTGAATATCGCTATATGCCTTCATTGATCAAAGGAAAGTTCAGGTCTACTGACCCAACTCCTTTGGACATGTGGCACTTAGCTGAAGAATTCGCTACCGTTCCGTCTTTCAATGACGTGTTCATTGTTCAAAATACGCCGATTGAACGTGCGATTGTGATTGACACCGAGCCTGATCTTCTTATGGACATGTGGTTCAATTATAAACACGCTCGTCCAATGATGACCTATCCGACCCCTGTTAACCTCGGGAGGTTTTAATGTGGCCAGCAGTTGCTGCCGCCGCCGCCGGTTTAGCCGGCGGTCTTCTCGGTAACCAATCGAACGCTGAGCAAGGTGATAAATCCCGTGACTTCAATGCCAATCAATCTGCAGAACAGATGGCGTTTCAGAAATATATGTCCAATACGGCTCACACCCGGCAAGTGCAAGACTTGCGAGACGCTGGCCTTAATCCTATTTTATCGGCCAATTCTGGAGCGAGCGCACCTCAAGGTGCGTCCGCTTCTTCTCAGCCGGTAAAAATGGATAACGTTATTGCTCCTGCTGTTGCCTCTGCTATGGAGGCTACTAAAATGCGACAGGATCTGAAGAATGCGCAAGCCACTGAGAATCTCACGAACGCACAGACCCTCAAAACTGCGACCGAAACTGAAGTTGCAAAAAAAGGTATTCCTGCTTCTGATTTTCAGAATCGTGTTTATAAGCTTTCTCAACCTTTGTTGAAAAAGGTTGAGGAGGCTTTGGACTCCTCTTCTGCGCGTTACAAACAGTTTGAGAAAGACAAACGATTACACGAGCTCAACCAATACCGATTTGAACATCCCGCTTTCAAATTGAAACCTAACTTCCATAAGGACTGAATATGAAAAAAATTGAAATGATAAATGGCCGTCGAAAAGTTTCTACCGTAAACAATAAACCCGAAAAGACCCAACAGCAGTTCAAAGATGCCGCTGATATCAACAATATCATCAAAAAGGCTAAACTGACTGGTGATTGGCCGGTGTCCACAAAACGTGGAGCCTTTCTCGACAACACGAACTTGCCTTCGTATCAAGATGCTCTTCATATGATCATCTCTGCGAATTCTGCGTTTGAAGAATTGCCTTCGAATGTTCGTAAACGCTTTCAAAATGACCCGCATCAAATGATTGCGTTTCTTGAGGACCCTGAAAACGAAATGGAAGCCCGAAAGCTTGGCCTTCTTAATCCTCTGAAAACTCCTGTCCCTACCCCTGTTCCTACTCCTATTCCCGAATCTCCGTCTCCTACCCCAGAACCCAAAAAATCCTAAAAATGAGACCCCGATAGTAATCTATCGGGGTCCTTCCCCCTTCTTCTCTCTCTTTCTCTTAAATATAAAAAAAATCCCCCTCTTCTCTCTCTAATACTCTCTCTAATACTCTCTCTACTACTCTCTCTAATACTCTCTCTAATACTCTCTCTCTATCCCTGGCCGATCAATGCACACGTGAGGCCTCTTGCACAACTGCCCGGACAGATTGTCTTACCTCCGGCTCTTGTGCTCTTAACCTGACCATCACTGGCCAGATTGTCTTACTGCCGTGATCGTCCAACAGGCGTGGAGTACTAGTGAGCACAGCGAATGGCCACGCCTTTCCCCGTCCCCAAAAAAATAAAAAATAAAATGTAAAGCTATCTTTACAAACTCGCCTAAGGTCCCACCTTAGGAAACGACTCAGGCAATCGCGCCTGACTCACACATAGGAGATTCAAATGAATCACACCCAAAAAATGTTCTCTATCCGAGACTCAAAGGCCGAGATCTTTCATCCGCCCTTCTTCCGAAATACGCACGGCGAAGCCGAGCGGCATATTCACACCCTAGCCAAAGAAGAAAAGCATCCCGTAAATCTTTATCCTGAAGATTTCGACCTTTTCTTTCTTGGCGACTACGATACTAAAACTGGGAAATTGACCCCTCAAGATTCCCCTCAACATATCCTCAAAGCGGTCGCGTTAAAATAACTCGACCAAGATGGGCATAATTCACTTCCTTGTTGTAATTATGCCCACTGACACCAATACTGGTGTCAGACCCCTAAAGGAGACCTTATGAAAAGAAAACCAATGTCCAAAGGACAATCAAAAAGATCCTTCCGAAAAGCCTCAGGTACTCATAAATTGAATGGTCTTAATGCCCGCAGAATGCGTGGCGGAATCCGACTCTAAAAAAAAGGCCCGTACAAATGCGCTGCACGAGCCCCCGAACCGTCGGTTTTAAATCCGATGGCAAGACCTTATCTTGGTCTCCTAAAAACTATAGCAAAGAATTTGCTACTTTTCCACTTCCTTGTGGAAAATGCATTGCTTGTCGTCTCGAATATGCCCGTCAATGGGCTGTTCGCTGTATCCACGAAGCTCAAATGCATGAAAAAAACTCGTTCATCACGCTAACTTACAGCGATGAACATCTAAAAAGCCCCAAACTCATATATTCTGATTTCCAGAATTTCATGAAAAGATTACGAAAAACTCAGAATGCGCCAGTCGGCGTTTTCGTCACAGGAGAATACGGTGATAAGACCAAGCGCCCACATTGGCATGCTATTATCTTTAACTGGTACCCAGCGGATGCAATACCTTTCCGAATTACCGATCGCGGAGATCGTGTCTATACGTCGGAGACTCTCAGCCGCCTATGGCCTTACGGATTTGCTGAACTCGCGTCTGTTACCTTCGAATCGGCCGGTTACTGCGCGCGATATGCTGCAAAGAAACTTGTCCACGGTCGAGATGATACGAATGAGTTCACTCCTATCTCCCGAAAATCTTGCAAACACGCCATTGGTAAAAAATTTTTAGAAAAATATTGGAAGAATATTTTCGACCACGGCGCTGTCTTCATCCAAAAATCCGATGGCGAAATTGTTGAAACTTCTATTCCGCGCTACTACGAAAAATGGCTGCAGAAGAATCAACCCGAAGCTTGGAAAGATTACGTAACACAAAAAAAACAACAGCGAATTCAATTCGCACAGGAGGCTAATGAAAAAGAAAAACAAAAAGAAATTGCCGACAACGATGCTAGACGCATCCGTGCCGGTTTGTCCTACGTTCCCACGATTACCCGAACCGAAACCCGATACCGAATTCTCAAAGAGAAATTTCGAAAATTACAGAAACATCTTAAGCTTTAGTGATGAAGATGTTCGAAAGGCACAAAAATGAATCTTGGAAATAGAAACTCACAGCATAACTTTGCTGTTACCCCTTCAGTCAATATGGCACGAAGCCAATTTGACCGATCCTTTACCGTCAAAGACACCTTTGACTTCGACTACCTGGTCCCTTGTATTGTCGATGAAATTCTGCCAGGCGATACCGTTAACCTTAACGTGAACACGTTTGGTCGTTTGGCGACTCAACTCGTTCCGATTATGGACAACATGTATATCGACTTTTTCTTTTTCTTCGTCCCTAATCGCCTATTGTGGGAAAACTGGGAATACTTTCAAGGTGCCCAGGATAACCCTGGCGATTCAACTGACTTTTTAATCCCCGTCTCCTCCGCTCCTACCACCACCGGCTTTGTCGTTGGCTCTTTGTATGACAAATTTGGTATTCCGACTGGTGTTGATGATTTCGATATCAACAACCTTCCGGCTCGCGCTTATAACCTGATTTGGAATGAATGGTTCCGTGACCAAAATCTGCAAGATCGTGTCGTCGTCGATAAAGACAACGGACCCGATGATCCAGCAGATTACGTCCTGCTCAAACGCGCGAAAAAACACGACTACTTCACGAGCTGTCTTCCGACACCTCAGAAAGGTCCTGCTGTTGAGCTTCCTCTTGGAACGTCTGCTCCGATCACAGGACTCGCCAAAGGCAACCAGACCTATACTGCGAATTGGGATGGATATCAGACCGATGGCTCTGGCGTTGTGAATTACGCTTCTGCTGCTCCTTTCGATGGCACTACTGGCAACAATCAATGGCATGGCCAAGAGGACCCTAATAACCCAGGTTTTCCGAATATCCGGGCCGACCTTACCAACGCGACTGCTGCAACCATCAACCAGCTTCGCCAAGCCTTCGCCATTCAATCTATTTACGAATTGGATATGCGAGGCGGCACCCGCTATGTTGAAGCTCTCCAGAGCCGTTTTAACGTCACCAGTCCTGACTTCCGGTTGCAACGTCCGGAATACCTTGGTGGTGGTCAATCGAAGATCAACAGCCACCCTGTTGCTCAGACTAGCCCCACCGCTGGTTCTAATGCTCAAGGTCAGCTCGCCGCTTACGCCACTACCACTGCTGGAAACATTGGATTTTCCAAATCCTTCGTTGAGCACGGTTATATCATTGGCCTTATGTGCGCCCGAGCCGACATCACTTACCAACAAGGTCTCAACCGCATGTGGTCTAGGCAGACCCGTTTCGATTTCTTCGAACCGAAACTTCAACAGCTCGGCGAACAAGCCGTGCTTAAAAAAGAAATCATGGTTGCTGGTGCTGCTTCTGACGATGAGGTCTTTGGATACCAAGAACGGTTTGCCGAATATCGCTACTCGCCCTCATTGATCAAAGGAAAGTTTCGTTCTACTGATCCAACTCCTTTGGACATGTGGCACTTAGCTGAAGAATTCGCTACCGTTCCGGCTTTCAATGACGTGTTTATCGTCCAGAACACACCCATTGAACGTGCGATTGTGATCGACACCGAGCCTGATCTTCTCATGGACATGTGGTTCAATTATAAACACGCTCGTCCGATGATGACCTATCCGACTCCTGTCAACCTTGGGAGGTTTTGATGATCTGTTTAACTTCCTACGAGTGGTACTTGTGGTTACACGATAATTTTGGCCTTAGGTTTGCTTTCCTCCATTTCTGGTGGAGGAAAAAATAATGTGGCCCGCTGTAGCTGCCGCGGCCGCCGGTTTGGCTGGCGGCCTTCTCGGTAACCAATCGAACGCTGAACAAGGTGATAAGTCGCGTGACTTCAATGCCAATCAATCGGCAGAACAGATGGCGTTTCAGAAATACATGTCCAATACGGCTCATACCCGCCAGGTTCAAGACTTGCGAGACGCTGGACTGAATCCTATTTTATCGGCCAATTCCGGAGCGAGCGCACCTCAGGGTGCGTCCGCTTCTTCTCAGCCGGTAAAAATGGATAACGTTATTGCTCCTGCTGTTGCCTCTGCTATGGAGGCTACCAAAATGCGACAGGACTTGAAGCAATCTGAGGCTAGTGTGGATTTAACGAAGGCACAGACGTTAAAGACCGTCACTGAAACCGAAGTTGCGAGAAAAGGAATTCCCGGAGCTGACATAAAAAACCGTATTTATAAGGCCGGTGCTCCTCTGATCGACAAACTTGAGCAAGGATTAAATTCCGCTGCGAAAATGGTGACCCCGAATCAGAACCGGACTTTTAAAAACTACAACCCGTACCATGTTCAAAAGTACTTTGAACTGAAAAAAAACTTTCACAAGGACTGAAAATGAAAAAAATTGAAATGATAAATGGCCGTCGAAAAGTTTCTACCGTGAACAATAAACCCGAAAAGACCCAACAGCAGTTCAAAGATGCCGCTGATATCAACAATATCATCAAAAAGGCTAAACTGACTGGTGATTGGCCGGTTTCCACAAAACGTGGAGCCTTTCTCGACAACACGAACTTGCCTTCCTACCAAGATGCTCTTCATATGATCATCTCTGCGAATTCTGCCTTCGAAGAATTGCCTTCGAGTGTTCGTAAACGCTTTCAAAATGACCCGCATCAAATGATTGCTTTTCTTGAGGACCCCGATAATGAAATGGAAGCTCGAAAGCTCGGCCTTCTTAATCCTCTAAAAACTTCTGTCCCTACCCCTACCCTTACTCCTATTCCCGAATCTTCGTCTCCTACCTCAGAACCGAAAAAATCCTAAAAATGAGACCCCGATAGTAATCTATCGGGGTCCTTCCCCCTTCCCCTCTCTCTCTCTTAAATATAAAAAAAATCCCCCTCTCTCTCTCTCTCTAATACTCTCTCTACTACTCTCTC